CTTGCTCTGCAAGGTGCGAGGAGATATTAAATCCTGCATCTGCGACTAGCTCGCTCGATACTGGGATCAATAGTGCGTACTTGTAAGCGCCAAGAACGATGCTCGAGTAAGTTGGCTCGGACTCGTCGATTGCAGCTCCGGCACCCTTTAGGGTTGCAGCGCTGTAAGCAGTCAAGGTTGGCAAGGTCAAATCTTCACCAGAAGTGGTGTTGATTCTCTGTCCAACATCTAGCATTGGTCCGACTAGGCGAGCAACGTCAAAGACCTCGTTGAAGAAGGACTTTGGAACGGTGTTGTCAGAAGGAACTAGGGTGCGCTCTTCGAAGGTGTGCATGCTGCGTGTAGCAACAATCTCACGAAGAATGGCAGAAGATGAACGCTCTTCTGACTTTGGCATAGCAAAGCCCTTAGCGGCAGCTGATGCCTCTAGTGAACGTGCCTCGTTGCGGCTTGCAACTTCGATAGCCTCTTCAGCCGACCGAATGTCAACTTCGATGCGGTCAATCTTTTGTACTTCAGCAGCGTCTAGTCCGCGCTTCTCGGCCTCGGCTGATTCGATAACATCGCGAATCTGCTCGGTCAAGTTGGCACGGAGTTCTTGCTGAGATTTAATGAACTCAGACATTTAGTCTCCTTGTAGTTTGGTTAATAAATACCAGCCGCGCTGACGCTGACTGAAACACGGCAGAGCTGACTCACGTCCGATGTTTAAATTTTACAAGATGTTTCCGCGTCAATAGAAAACCCCCGAAGTAGAAAGAGTAAGACTTCGGGGGCGAACCCATCATGGCAGTTGCGATAGGAAGGGGTTTATCGCTTTTCTACTGGCTTGGTTAGTCGGGTTTCTTTGGCTGGCCCATCGTATGATGCACCATTACGCTCACCGTCAACAACTTCGGTAACGGCTGGCTTTTCTGGCACGACTGAATCTAGGCCAACGATTGCGGTTGCCCATGCGTCTGCTAAATTGAATATCACGCCAGACTCAGGGTTACCTGCGACTGCAAGAATCGCTTTCTTAATTTCTGCTTTAGTTGCCATTACCTTTTCCTGTCAATAGTGCTAGCTTCTTCTTCTTGAGTTCTAGCATAGCTACACTCGACTCTGGCTGGATAGCTAGAGGTTCTTCTTCGGACTGTGGCAACAGAGAGTCAACTACCTGCTTTAGAAGGCGTCCTTCTTCTTCTGATAGCGACTGTCCTTCTTCTACCTTTATCCAAGCATCTGCAAGCTGATCTGCGTCAACTTCTGCCCTGACTGCAAGTTCATCCATTGCGCGCACCGACTGAAGGCCAGCGGTTCCCGTGTAAGCGGGGAAGGCTACGAGGCTGACTTCGTGAAGTCTTACCGATGTCAAAGTCCGAGTGCTGCCGTCATCACTCCATGCGTCCCCTCCTTGGGGGACACTGAATCCAAACGACATAGAATCTATATCGCCTCTGCGCAGCAACTCTGCAACATCACGCCCGCGACTGGTGTTAGGCAAAGTGCCTTCTACCTTTAGTCCTCGGTCATCTTCGCTAAGCATCACTGTCTTTGCCCTAGTGCTGCCCAAGATCTCACCGACATCGTGGTTCCAAAGAAACTTGACATCGTTTCGGTTGCTTAGGGTCCTGTCAAAGGCACCGCGCTGGATTGTCTCTGTGAATGGCAGTGGCTGACTTGGGCTGTTGAATACAGCTGCGTATCCGCTAAAGTGCATGCCGTCTGATTCCTCGCGGATTTCAAACTCAGCTACATTGACGCGAGTTTCTACTTTGCTCACACTTTTGCCTTTCGCACGACGTAAGTTCTCTAGTTTCATTCTACCTGTCAGAGCTATCTCTACCATGTTCATCCTTAACCTAGTACTGCGTAAACTGCAACAGCGCCGCCCATTGCGACAGCCGTTCCATTGATTGAGATAACATTTCCAGTTACCTGTGCGGTTGTAATTTCAAGTAAGGTTTCGTCGATAGCCAAAGCCGCTGAGCTACTTGTGCCTGAGTTGACTATCGGGCTTGTAACCGAAACGATTCCGCTAGGGCCTTGTACACCAGTGTCTCCGGTGTCACCCTTGACCCCTTGAGAGCCTGTCAGTCCTGTTTGACCAGTCTCGCCCTGAATTCCCTGGTCACCTTGTAGGCCAACTTGACCTTGTGGCCCAACATCACCAGTCAGTCCTGTATCGCCTTGAGGTCCAGTGTCACCTGTATTACCCAAATCGCCTTTGTCACCTTTAGCACCCGTAGGCCCTGCAACGCCAGTCTCGCCTACGAATCCTCGTGGGCCTTGCAAGCCGTCATTACCCTGTATACCCTGCAAGCCCGTTGCACCAGTGTTTCCTGTTGACCCCTGCGGTCCAGTATCTCCGGTGTTACCTTTTGCGCCAGTCTGTCCTGTAGCGCCTTGGATGCCTTGCGGCCCTACTTCGCCAGTCTCACCCTGAATACCTTGAGGACCAGTTTCTCCCTGCTCGCCCTGAATGCCCTGCTCGCCCTGGATACCTTGCGTTCCCTGAATGCCTCTAGGGATTACTAAGCTGAGGACCTGAGCTGGGCTAGTGCCAGTCAAAGTTGCGTTAGCATCGCCGCCTGGGTTGCTTGCGGTTACCGTGCCCACTGAAAGAACATTAGAAGGGCCTAGCTCGCCTTGTACTCCCTGTATACCCTGGACGCCAGCTTGCGCCAACTGAATTATGGCGTTTTCCTCTACAACGTTTACAAGAACGCTAGTTTGATTTACTTGTAGCTTTGTGTTGCTCTCTTGTATTGCGATTGTATAAGTAGCCATTTATCTAGTGACCTCGGCCTCGATTGCAAACTTTCCTTGCAGTAACCGCGTAACTTGTCCACCTGAATTTAGCTCTAGGTCGTACTGGTAGCTGCCAGCTTTTGCGCTAGCCATAGCTGTAGCACTGACCTCAATTGCAACAGTGCCGTTTGCTCCACCTAAAGTAATCTGCTCGCCTGATACAAGGCTTAGCACGGTCGTGCTTGCGCTAGGAGTTTCCCTGACTTGCATTGCGGCTGAGTAACCTGTCAGGTTTACGGGGGTGCCGTCCACACTGTAAGTCAGGTTGAGAGTGTAAGTTGCACCCTGGTAAGCAATCACGTTGTAAGTAGCTGGCTTGATCATTGGTCAACTCCATAGACGTCTTGAGGACTTTCGGGGTCTAGCTGTGCTGAGGACTGTAGCTGCACGCTAGGTACGCCAGTGTGCATAATCTCAGGAAGTCCTAGTGACGATAGGACCTCGGCTGGGTCAAAGCCAACCTGAATCAAGCGCTGGGCCATGTTGACCTTTTCTGCCTGAGCCTTTAGGTCGGCGGCGTCTATGTTTAGGCTTGCTAGCGGAACACGAACCGTGTCTGCTGAAGGGTCATCGATTGGTCGCAAGTCCTCGAAGGACCTGACATCGTTGATTGTGTAGACACCTGCCTGAAGCATCGTGCTGTATGCGGCAGTGCGTGCGTTGACATCTGCTCGCAATAATCCGTCTAACTGAATCTTGATAAACGCAGCCTCTAGTCCAGTCTCGTTTGAAAGCAGGGTAGTTAGTGCGCCTTCTATCTTTTGAGCAATAGGTCGCAGAGTGTGTGTGACGAAAGCTATGTTGTTCTGCTCAACCGAAGCGTAAGTGTTTGTGCCTGGTAGTCCAAGAAGGTGAGGTGGCACGTTGAACGCACGAGCTACATCTTCTACGGCCATTCTGCGAGAGTCTAAGAACTGAGCCTGGTCGTTGGGCACGTTGGTTGGCTTGTAGACAGCGCCACCTGAAATGATTGCCGTCTTGTGCGCCCTGCTCCAACCACGATGCCTAGAGTCAAAGGCTTGCTGCATTCCCTTGGCTTGCTCAGCAGTCAAGTTGCCTGGCACCTCAAGAATGCCCGATGTTTGCGTACCGTCTCCAAAGAACTTGGCTGCGTAGTTCTCAAGGGCCTTGGCTAAGCCGAAGTTCTCCTTTAGAGCCTCAACACGAGAGATTCCTCTTAGCGAGCCTGGTCTTACTACATCCGGGATAAAAATCATCTCTTCAGATGTCAGTGACCGACTTTCTTCCCTGACATCAAATAAAACTCGACCGATTGCGCTGCGCTTGATTGTTACATCTATTGGGTTCATCACAACAAGGTTGATAACCTGGCCCGAAGGGTTGCGGTAGATGCGAATAAAAGTATTACCGTCAAGAAGCAAAGAAACGATAGCCGC